GACATGCTGCCTAATCGCGGCGACATGGTGGATGCGTTTAGGGTTGTGGCTTCTAATGTTGCTGACATGAACGACGAAGCCTTTGACCGACTGTCCAAGGAGCTTGGTACACTGGGTGTGATGGAGACAAACCTTGTTACCAGTGCTCTGCGTGACTTTCGAGAAATGTCCAAAGAGTTTGCTACCTCTGAAAAGTTTCAAAAGTTTTTTGATACGACCACCAGTTTTCTCCCTTTCATGGGCAGTCTTGAGAAACTGTACGGTAACTCTGACTCCTTCTTCAAACTTCTCGGTGTCTTTTCAGAACAGGGCAAGATGGCGACGGCACTGGGCAAAGCGGGTGTTGATGTAAACAATCTTAGCAACTTCAACTTCCAAGCATTTAAGAACGCCATGGTTGACGGTGGTTTGGCAAAGCGTAGTTCTTCGATCTCTCTCGAAGACACCCCTGCAAACTTTCTTCTAACGATGGCAGGGGACACAGTAAAAGATTTAATGCCTGTGTACTCACGAGTTGGTAAAGCTGTTAAAAAGCTTGACGCATTACCTGTCTTCGGTGCCTTTACTTCGTTTGCTTCTGAGAACATTCGTAACTCTGTCAATACACTATCCCGTGGACTTAAAGAACTTTCCTTCGGCACAGATCCAAAAGTCATGCGCGACCTTGTTGCAGCCTTTGAAGGTAACGAAGCCGCAGCCAGAGCGTTTGCTCGGCAGGTCCGAGGTATGGGGTCCAAGCGCCTGTTGTCATACGTCGCCATATCCAACGTTGCACCCGCAGCAATTACCAAAGCCTCGATGCTTGCAACTGGAACCTCGGAAGATGAGATGAACGCAGCCAGAGCACAGGCCGCAGACTTTTACGATGGCAGTGACCTTGGTGTTTTGAGCAACGACAAACGTGGTAAGATGGAACTGTTTAACATGAGCTACATCTTCCCGCATAGTTTTGTTCGGGAACCTGCGCTTGATGCTATCCGCACATATAATGAGCGCGGCGAGTTAAACGCAAACGAGGCCGACCAAATATTCAACGGCGTATGGGCCGGGCTCAAAGGATTCTTTGAGCCGTTTCTTGGAGAGTCTTTGTTTGCAGAGCGGGTTATTGACACGCTGCCCACGTCTTGGATCGGGCGCGGTGGCAACACGCAAACAGGAGCTTCTATCTACAGTGATTCGGACTCTCGTGGTGAACAGGTTGCGAATAGCATGACGCACCTGTTTGGGACATACATTCCCGGCTACGCTCGTTTGTTCGCAGAAGAACGAGGCGGAGACATCGTGCCGGGAAGAGTTACTCGTGCGCTGACAGGGGCCCCCGGAACCAGAGGTCAGGAGTACACAGGTAACGAGGAGCTTGCCAGAGTGCTGACAGGGATTACCCCTATCGTGATCAACAACCGGACAGACTTTAACTTCCGAGGTGCAGAGTACACCAACCTCCGCAGCCCCGCCAAGGGTCAAGCTACTCGGACCATTAAACGCGCAGACGCCACACCTGAGATGGTGGTAGAATCTTGGAACAAGTACCTCGATGATTTGTACAGAGCACAAAGCCAATTGTACTACTATGTCCTTGCCGCTCGACGCATGAACACTTCAGACGACGAAATCCGTAAGCAGTTGAGAGAAGCTAACGTCGGTAAACGCGAGATTTCTTCTATTCTGCGTGGAGAGTTCTGGCCCGGTATTGCCTCGAAGGAAGTGATTAAAGAAACAATTCGGGCAATGAGAGCCGAGGACAAAAACTTCCTTGTCAAAGAGCGTCCATGGGGTGAGCTTAACCAGCTATCCAACGAACGCCGTGGTCAAAAGCTTTCTCCTGAACTGTTCAAAGAAGAGCGTGACGCTCGTCTGCAAGAGAAACGAAACAATCGGAAGGCTGAAACCGAAGCGGCAAACAGCAGAATAGCAGAGGCCGCAACGCCGCAAGTTGAGGTGCCTCAAGTACAACCAGCGCAAGTGCGCCCTGAAACAACGGCGCAAGCTCCGGTACTACCACCACAAGTACAGCCGCAGCAATCCGTGCGGCAAAACCTTGCGGCTCTGATGAGTTCTAACCCTGTAGATGCTTTGAAGAACCTACAGATCGCTGAAAGACTTGGGATGGGTGGCTAACCCACCTCGCCCCAGTTATCCCCTAGCTCCTGATCTACTCTGGACGGGACCAAGAGCACGTCGTTCAGGCCGTTCTCCATGATATCCTTGATCCGCGCTGCTTGCTTCTCATCCTTTACCGAGAAGCACAGTTCGTCATGCACCGTGAGCAAAGGCAGTAGTCCCTCGCCGTAGCAGTCAACCATGGCCTTCTTGGTCTGGTCTGCGGCGGAACCTTGGATTAGTTTGTTCAACGCTTTGTATGTGAAGGCGCGGCGGATGCCCATACCGTACTCCTTCTGTGCTTCGTCGTGAGGCAGGGGACGCTTGTATCCGAAGGACTTTGGCTCCCAGAGGTGAAACCTGCATCTACGGCCCAGCAGAGTGCGTATCTGACCATGTTCTGCCGCCTTCATGCTGGCGACCGACGCAAGCTGCTTAACAAACGGCACCTTCTGGCGATGCGTCTCGAGCAATCCCTTGGCCTCCTCATTGGTTATCGACAACTGACCCGCCAGTTTACCGACGCCCATGCCATACATGATCCCAAGGTTCACTGTCTTTGCTTCCTTGCGGCTGATCCCTGCCATGTCTGCCACCATCTGGTGCAGATCAACATCGCCCTTGTGGTACTCCTCAACAATCGTATCGACCATCGGGTTGCGCATACTATCAGGCATGGACGCAGCAAAATGCACCAAGAGTCTCGGTTCTTGGCTTGCATAGTCAAACGATCCCCACTTCTCCCCCTCTTCTGGAATGAACAGGCCACGTATTGCAGCCTTGATTTCCGGATCTCGGGCAGGGATTTGCTGGAGGTTGGGGTTTGAAGATGAAAACCGACCTGTCACAGTGCCGCCATCATCGGATCGAAGCTGGTGAAACTCGCAGTGGATGCGGCCCTTATACTCGTGGCGCAGAATGCTTTCGACAAACGTACTACTAGCCTTGTCCAGTTCCCGCAGCCGTACCAGTTGCTGGCACATCTCGTGTGGATGCGCGTTCAAATACTGCTTGGTGAAAGATGGAGCGCCGTTCTCTGTCTTAGGATAGCTCAAGTTCAACGCCTCAAACATCTTTTGCACTGAGGCAGCAGCCCATGGCTGAATGTCTACGCCTGTTTTGCGCTTGATCTCTGCGTGTACCAGCTTGGCTTTCTTTTTCAAATCCCCCTGCACCCGTGCAGCTTTATCCAAATCTACGCGGACCCCCTGTTTCCGCATGTCCAGCATCATCGGAATCAGACTGGTTTCAAGATCAAAGATGTGCGTGAGATCCTGCTTGTTGATCTCGATCTGGAGATACTCCCACAACTTCAACGTCATCAATGCATCTTGCTCCGCGTATGCCCCCACAAACTTAGGAGGCAAGCGCCACATGTCCGCCTTGGGATCGATACCCCAGTCTTTTGCCGCAGCGCGAAGCATCTTTTCGTCTTTGCGCATGTCAATATAATCACGGCCCAGATTGTTGAGGCTGTACGAAAACCTGTTCTCGTCAACCAGAGGCGCAGCAACCATGGTATCGATAATACGTCCCTGAACATCAACACCTTCAGCGTGTAGCCACCCCGCATCATACGTAGCGTTGTGCATAATCTTCGGAATGTCCGGAGTAGCCATCTGCTTTTTGAGCCAACGCATGGTTATGTCCGGATCAAGATTATGTCCGTTCTCGTGCCGGATAGGGAAGTACCCTTGGTAGTCCCCCGCTGCCACCGCTATACCAACAACGTATCCATCATTCCTTGCCCAACCGGGACCAAGCGTTTGAATGTTTGGATCCCGCGTTTCCAAGTCAATCGCTATGCTTTTGTATTGCGTCAGATCCGGATACTCAGAGGGAATATTCCAATCTGGATCGAGACTATCTCCCAGTTCTATCCGCGCCATGAAGTCAATGGTTCGTGCGTCTTTTCTATCCCTCGCCATCGTGCTTCCTATACTTGTTTACAAACGCTGCCTTGTTCGTTTCAATCTGCTGCCATCGAACGTGCGCAGAAAGATCCGCCAGTATATGCACAAACTGACTAGGCTCCAACCGTGCAACCCTTTCGCCATCTTCATAGATGTGAAGCCCATCATCTTTTACGTCCCACAAATACCTCATGCGCCCTCGTCCTCATCTGTTGGTTCCTTATAGAAAACTAAAACAAAGCTTTCACATTCGGAGCACGACAGGTTGGTCACCATGTCATACTCTTGATCGTCACAGTCCTCGTCGCCACCCCAGATCAATTCTGCTTTGCAGTGCCAACACTTCATTTTTCTCCTCCAAGCGCAGCGTACCCACAAATATCAATCCAACCGTCCATGTGATTAGACTTCATCAAACGAGAACACTTCATCAGGATCATACAAACTGCAACCTGTTCTCTGGTAATCCTCGTACCAAGAAACACAGTCCACAAGTTCGCTATGTCCTCAAAATTCTGTTTGGCATCACCGTAATTCTTGGCCCTGTCACCGTTGATTAGCGTCTCTGCCTGCCGAAGTATCTCTTCACGCTTCATTTGTATAACTTACTTTCCCACTGGCATACTTTATCGATGTGCGTGTGCCGTGTTGTTGGAGTAACCATCCCTATCTTTTCAACCCACCCAAGGTTCCGCAGAGAAGCCATCATAGCTCCCCACACATTGTGATGGTGCGGGTCGGGCATCCCTTGAGCCCTGCAATAGGCGCAGATCTGACCGCCTTCCACGATCCTGTGCCCCCTTAAATATCGTGCCGCGTGTTCATAGTATTGTTTTTTCCACTCGTCATCCGCGTTCACAAATACTCGTTCAATCTCGGCCTCGATAAAGTCGAAGCGGCTTTGCTCAGAAGTCATATGCTATACCTATACTTGCTATCTGTATCGATAAGACACAGCTTGTTTCTTGCTCTTGTCACCCCAACATACATTGCTCGATGCTCGTCGTCGGGATGGTCGGTGTTGACACACGCCCATGTACTTTCCAAAGACACTGCGCAATTGTCATCTTCCCCACCCTTCATCCCATGAAAGGTAGAAACCTTGATCCGAGGCTCCGCTAGAATGTCCTCTCCTCGCCGCTCAATAGCCCTAACATAATTTTTGGTGTCCTTGCCCATCCGAGCAACGTCATACGCCTCACGCTCCAGCGGAGCGATCATGCCGTACTCCCCGACCAATGTATCGTATGTTAACATCGCATCTGGACTTGCAGCATCAAGCAGCTTTCTCGACCCACGCTTCACAACCGCAGCATCCCCCATCTTAGGGACGTTATCATACAAGTGTAGAACCTGCGGATACGTTAAGGCACCCCTGCGCTGAAGCCGCCGCCATGATACAACAACCTCTGCCATGTCACGGTTGATGCTGGACTTGCCCTTCTTGGAGTACAAATACCCATCCGCCCGTAGTTGTTCCGCCCACGAGTGCATCTTGCGGTTTGTTCTTGCCATCAAGGTCCACGATCCTTCGGTCAAATCCAACTCGTGCTCATTCATCAAAAAATCAACCCGCCCATCCCGTTCTGTAGGGTCAAACTGCTTCTCTCTCCGGTTCGATATTCGACGCACGATGTCTTGCGATAGCTTGTGTACGCTTCTGGGCATACGATAGCTTTGGTTTAGCACCCGATAGTTTGGTGACGCACCCAAGAAACGATTTACATCTACTCCGGTCCACCTGTGAATCGCCTGATCATCATCCCCTGCGATAACCACACGCTCCGCATGTTCCGCAATCTTGCGTACCATCTCCCACTGTAACGGGGTCAAGTCCTGCGCTTCGTCCACGATAAACAAGTCTAAGTGTGGCGCATCGACCTGCGCAATGTACTGTTCAATCTGATCGACAAAATCCAACTTGTGCATGTTAAGTTTGTAGTTCTGAATGGCTGCGCTTACGCGCTCCAACTGCGCGAAGTTCAAACTGTGGTCCCTCGTAAGATTGTACTCCATCTCAAGCGAGATCTGCCGATGCCGCGCCCTCATTACAAGCTGCGCATACCTGTCCCCTTGCTCCGTTCCGGGCGGAATCGTCATCCCATCATCCAGAGACAGGGCACTCGTGCCTGTAAATCTCATGCCAAGATCCATACCCAACACGGCCCAGTCTTCCATTGACATCATGTCATCACGGTTCAGCCCTAAACCACGAAAGCCCCACGAGTTTAGCGTCCGGAAAAACGGCAACTCTTTTGATGTTAAGTTAAACTTGGCACAGGCTCGATCCACCGCTTCACCCACCGCCTTGCGCGTAAACGAACAATACCCTATGCGGCTCGGATGTGTGCCTCTGGCGAGTTCATCCTCCACCTCTTGGATCAACGTATATGTCTTTCCACAACCCGGAGGTCCAAAGATCAACGTCGAGTTATCCATCGCGTCCTACCTTTGCTGAGAGCCATGCAACCACTTCAGCCTCACTCCATCTAGCCGTGGACTTCTTCTTGTCACCCAGCTTGTAGGGCGCAGGAAAATCCCCAGCTTGTGTCCACTTGTAAATCGCCGACACTGAAACATTCAGCATCTTCGCAACCTCTCCGACTTTAAGCAGCTTTATGTCAGAAGGGGATATCATAATCTGGCTCCTTTAACTCCGGTAACGAATCATCAAACGCAGGAACCCACCACACTCGTATCGTGCTCCGCTTCCCGTTGTCCCTGCGTATGCTTTGGTGTCCGTAACATTCCTCATTGTCATTCATCTGTTTGATCTGATCTTGTACCTGTGCCCGAGTAAACGTGGTAAACCCACGGTTCTTCAAATACTCCATCAAACCCTCGATCTTAAACTTAGTAAGCCCGTCCTCAGTCCACGGCTTGCCAAGATCCAACTCCTCTGGCGACATCGCCTTGATGCGGCTGGTGCAGAACGCTTTCAAATGTTCTCTAAAGCGCCCCGAATATGTTAGTTCCTCCGGCACATCAATCTTCGTCGCCGTGCTCATCATACCATTGACCATCTGCTGCCAGTCTGCGGCCTTTGGCGTCGGAGGCATCATGTCCGCTTGCTCCATGCAAGCGCGTTGCCACAACGACGGATGCTGTAGCTGGTCGCCAGCTAAAACCACACGCTTCCCGTTCACATCCATGAAGTACAGACGAGGCTCAGACAACATGATCGTAAGCCCACCAATGCGCGGCTTGTCCGGTGCTTCGTTGCCCACACCATACGGGCGCGTCTTGCAGATCTGCTTGTTGCAAAAGTCTTTGAGCGGACATTGCTCACACTGGTAGTAATAATCTTTTCTGTCCAACGACTTCTGTAACTGGACGATCTCACTAGAAGGGAGCGGCGGCTCACAAAGCATACGATTGTACTCCTCGTGGTGCTCTCTCCAGTTGTCAGGCCACTTGTTCCGGCAGTACACCCCCACGTTAAACATGAAAATGTTTCTGTACTCCGTTATCGGCCCCTGCGCAGCCATCGTTTCAAGACAAAATGCACCATCTGTAAAATGCTTGCGCTCCCCACCAAACGTCAACGACGTTAGCGTAGACATAGCAACACGCCCCTTGTCTATCGCCTTGAGAAAATCATCCAGCGACATAGCCTTGCCCTTCCGGTCAAAACAATATCGCATCGTTTCATCCGCCCTGAAGTACGGCAGATTAATGAAGTTCCCAAGATCCCCCTCCTCTTCGCGGATGGTATCCTGCTTTGGAAAAATCTCGCATCCGGAATACCCCATAGCCGAAGCCATCTCATCCAAGATCTCCCGTACCATGGATGCTGGCTCCCAGTCTTTAAGAAACAAATACAAATGTGCACCCCCCGACTTCGACCTGCAATGAAACAGAGGGAGGTTCAAATCTTTAATCTTCTTGCTTAACGAAGCATGATCCAAATCATACTTGTCAATGTCCAGCGCACCAAACATACATACGTTACCGGACTTGATCGGGATCGATCCTATGCCCTGCGTTCCGTCGATATGTTGCTGCATAATTTCTTCTGTCAGCGGTTCTCGGATTACAAAAGACTTGGCTTCCGTCTTTCCATTGCGCCCCACACGCCCGACCTGTGTTCGACCATGCCCTTTTTGTGACCCTTGAAACGCTGCCAGCATTTGCTTTGCTGCTGACATGTGTAACTCCTAAAAGGTGGGGGTGGTGTCGGACGCGGCCCGGACTCGGTCACACAAAACTCCACCCCCAAGCTGCATCAGAACGGGATTTCGTCTTTCTGGGTCGGTCCAGAAGAGGAGCCCGATGGGTCTTCCGCTACAGCTTTAACGTCTCCCGCTTGCACGGAATCACGAAACGCCTTTGCCTCCATGAGAATGTCACGAGACTGAACCAGCCCAACCTTATCAATCATGTAGTTGT